TCAACCACCCCCTGTCCGTCCGAAACAAGTTCTTCCGAAGAAGTTCCTTTCGTTACCCTGACTTTCTTGATGGCGTCACCTCCCCCGAAGCGTTCCCATGCCGAAGGCTCCAGCCAGTTCTCCGTACCTGTACCCCCGAAACGGTAGTCCTCCCATCTGCCTGCGGACACCTCGAATGTGATTATCGTTCCCGGCTTGTCCGCGTCATCTATGTCGGCATTCACCAAAGCGGCCACGGCGGTCTCCTTTGTATAATACCCGCTTCCCAACGGGTGCAGCAACGTAACGTTATAAAAACCGCTGCCGGAACCGCCACCACTTGATTTTACAAGGGTTCCCTCTCCTGCGCTCCAAACATACAATACCTCGTCACAGAGATAAGTCTTGTCTTTCAGAATCGCAGCCCTGGGTCCGTCCATGTAAATATCCGCGGTGTTCCAGTCATTGTAAAATACGGCTGAGGTCATGCTGCCGACAAGATATGCGAACACTTTCCGGCTCTTGACAAACACGACGGTACCGTCATTGCCCATATAGCTTGCCTGGGTTATATGGGCGTCATCCACAAAACGTGCAAACCTGGCGGTGGCACCATCCAATGCCATGCCATACTGCCCGGATACCTTTTCCGCTGCTGCTGCAGCCTCATTTGCCCTGGATGCGGACTTGCCGGCCGTATCCGCAGCGGAATTCGCGGCACTCTTCGCCTCCTCTGCGGAAGCTGCTGCCGATTCTGCCTTGGATGCGGCAGCCTCTGCCTTTGCCGCGGCATCCGTTGCGGGTTTCTGCAACAGGCTTATAGGGACTGAGACAAGTCTGTCCTCTTTCATTCCCGGAAGCGATTTCACTCCTGAAAGGGAGGATACGGTTTCCAGATCCTCCACACCCTGCGACTGCCCGGCAACCGCATCCATTATCTGCTTCAAGTCTTCTTCTGATAATGCCATAATCTACTCCTTTTTATCGTTGTCATTATTTTTACCACGTTCTACCTGTTCCTGTAAGCCGTCTATAAATGCCGGGTTGCAATGCTGCATGGCTATAGCAAGCATGAAGTCCACATCCTGCTCGTCAAACTCGATTTCTCCGTCGCTCTCGTAGATGCGCATGGCAAGAGAGCCGGAACGGACACCGCAACCTTTCGTGTACAGGACATCCGCAAAGGTCTCCCGCGCATCCCCTTTCTGCCGTCTATCCTTGGATACTCCGGCATAAATCTCAAATTCCTTAAAATTCAGTCTTATCATTGTTTCTCTTATCTTGAATGATTCAATATCTGATAACGGAACCCGTCAGCCTTGGTTATCAACACCACGACGGAATCTCCGGAAGCCATCTCGTAATTGACTATATTTTCATTGTGGTCGTAAATTCCCTTCAGGATAATATTCTTTGAACCGGGTCTCACCCTGAAAGTCACAGTCGCCGCAAAATCCGACGGAATGGAATTCAATCCAAACTGACGCGCCACGGAATACTCCGTCGGCAATGTAACCTCGACCCTGTCGTAACCCGGTTGATTATAATACAACAGGATGATATTATGCTGTGAAAAGTCAACCGTATAGTTTCCGCTGCCGAATGTCAGCAACCTGGCCTTCGTGTTGATAAACGCAGGGGCCAACAGAGAAGCATCGGAATAGATTCCGTAATTCTTTGTCCCTCCACTGACATTTATAAACAGTCCGTAATTGGCCTGGTCAAAGCCGTATCCTCCCATCGCATTCGGATGCTTGTTGACAATACGGCCTGCAGCCGTAAAAGCTCCGCCTGCAGATACCGGTATCACATCATCCCCGAACATGACATAACCGCTGGTAGAACCTACCCGGATAAAGTCGTCATATATGGCAAGACCTCCTCCACTACCGCCTGCCGAAGCTATAGAGCCTATGCGTCCGTTGCTTATCTCAAATCCGCCAAGCCTTCCGGCATTGGCCTCGAAAGACCCGTCCTCCTTGATTTTAAAATGGCTGTTTGCCGTCACAAGACCTTCCAGGCTGATACTGTCCGCCTTTATCTTCACACCGCTTGTACTGACCCCGATAAACGACTTCAATGTTCCGTCCTTATCCACCGCAAAAAGCCCGGACACATCCTTTTTGGTTATCAGACCGGCTCCGGACACAAGATGCCCGTTCTCGTCAAAAAGCCCGGAAGCGACAACGTTCATATCTGCCTTCGTGACAATCTGCGAGGCTTCAAGAATGTTTCCGTCCTTATCGAAATTGGCCGCAGCTATCTTTACCAGCTTGTCAGACTGTTCAAACAAGGTCTTGTATTTATAAGCCAAAGCATCCGCCCGGTCAGTGGAGAACACCAAAAGGGATATTTGGATGATTCCGGTAAAAGAGAGCTTGAAATCCCCTGTACCGTTCCAAAGCCCTTCCAGATTGAAAACTTTCTCCCCACCGGATACCGGGAGTTCCCCGTCGTATGTGAACATGTTGAAGTTCTCGAATCCGGAGTTGTCCGCATCAACAAAATCGATACGGAGACGTCCGGCCTGGACCACCTTGTATCTGAAGGAAAGATAAACAACTCCGGGAACACGCAGACCTTCGCTGTTTGTCTCCTTGTAATCGGGTATCATGCGGAAATCCTCATTACGCTGCATGATATAACTGCCACGGATATACACGTATGGCTTCTTTCCGTCATTCCGTACCTCCACGTTCCCATCATGCTTGGAAGAAAGCGGGCCTCCGTTTGCCCAGACCCACTTGCCACCGAATGTCAGGAAAGTGGCCTTATGTTCCGTAACCCATTTTTCCATGCCCTCAGCAAACGAGGTGTTGTCGAAATAGCTCTGCTCCTCCCGGACTTCATTACGCAAGCCTTCCACCGCAGAGGTTATCTTACCCTCCGTTATGGAGAAACGTGTCAGTATATCCTCACCGGTCATCAGAACAAACGTGCCCTTCAGAAACACGTTGTCCGAATAAAGACCATACCCTTTAGGCTGCAGGGATGCCGGGAACTTGCTGTCCTTTATCCCGTCAAGGCTTCCAAGACGTGCACGAAGGCATCCGTTGAAGTTCTTGGCACTCACTCCGTCCAGAATATCCAGACGGGGCTGGCCGTCCTCGGTAGCGGATATGGATATAAGATTCTGGCGCAGCTTGTTTTCCGTATTTCCCATCAATACGCAGTCATCGCCCGCTTTCGGAACAACACCAGCATATTCACTGACAGGTACCGTAACACCACCGGCATCGGAAGAAGCCACTTCCACCCAGTAGGACAATACCGCACCACCGGAACGGTAGGCGCACCGCATGAGGTCATGAGCCACAAACATGTTTTCCTGCTCGAATGTAATCCTGTAGTCGTTACCCTGACGGACCACATTCTTTATCTTTCCATTGGCCGCCGATACGACAAGCTGCCCGCCTACGCTTCTGACTTTCTCGATAAGCAGTTCCAGGGCCACAAGGGACTGCCTGATGGTAGCCTTGTCTATGGTAAGGTTTGTCAGTCCGGTAATCCTGTCTATCCACAACTGGAGTCCTTCCCCTGTCATTCCGTCAACGAATTTCGTGGACCTGACCAAATCCCGGATAACAGCGGTAAGGAATTCCGCATTGCCTTCTTCGTCCACCGAACCGCCGGATTCCCCGGACTTGAACGTGCCCAGGTCGATTCCCTTCAGAAAGGTTATCTTTTCCTTTGCCGTATCCTGGTGCTGCTTGCTGATAGATTCCTTTAGTGCTCTACGGGCTGAAAACACATTGCTGTCAGTCGGATAGGTATTGTCCCAACTCCGTATTACATCAGGGAAATTGCCCACAGCAACCTTCGTATAGTTCTTTACGCCGGTAATGCTGTCCTCCATCTTCTCCATCGTTCCCACAGAAACGGCATCGCTTATTTCCAGATCCATCTGCGAAGGAAGGGTTACCTTACGGGTTATTTTCGTAATGCGACTGCTGCGGTAGCCTGACTCCGGGAAAAACTCCGGACTTTCAAGACGGACACGAAGGCCGATTGAAAAAGCAAGGTCATGATCCTCCACATAGACATGATCTGTCGGGCATTTATATACGGACGTGTCTATGCCATGTTTCCTGTTATATTCAGAAACGGCCTGTTCATATTCCTGCTCGGCCAGGGCATAATATTCATCCGGCATGCGTATGTTCCAAAGGATATAATGGTCTCCAGGCTTCGGAACCAACAGACCACCCGGGACCTGCGTATCATCTGAATAAGGCCATGTGGTAATAATCTCGAAATCACGTGTACGGCTGTCGTAATTGACCTCGAAGTCACGTCCGTCAAGTTCGCCGTCCTGGAATGAAACCGTCTTGGTCTTTCCGGGAAGCTCATAATCGTTCGGATCAAAGGTCTGCGTATTGTCCGTAAAGTAATAGATTGTATAAGGTTTCCCATTCTCATCCTTTACCTCACGGCTGCGTACCGAACTGACCGTACCGATACGGCGGGGAAATATCTTCTCAAATGCGGCACTCTCATAATGGTGTATAATGCCGTATTTGTCCGTGTTTATATCGACATATTTCTTGCCGGAAGGAAGCTGCAGGCGGCTGTGCCCGTATTTGTCCGGATCAATGTTCCGGGTGCTCCCCAAAGGGAAAAGACGGGTATAAAACTTCACATTGTCAGCCGTGCCCCTTTCCAGTCCGGTAATTCCGCGGCCATAGGCCAGGGTAAGCTCCTCGCCGTGCTCGCAACGGCAGACATTGACAGTAGTGCCTTCAATCCAGTATTCCGTCTCTGCAAGTTCCGCAACCTTTTTCAACCCCTCGTCGCAATAGGTTCCCTCATAATCCACCACAAGGTTTTCTGTCGCGACCACCGTACCGACCTTCCAGTCCGACGTACCCATGCCGTCATTGATGGCACGCACGATAAGCGCCACCTGTTCGGAGGCAGGGGCGGTTAGGGTGAACTCCACATCATTGTCGCCGTCCGTACTCTTAATTACGAGGAAACGCTTTATCAGGCTTTCTATTCCGTACAGCTTCACATCGTACACCCATTCCCTGGCAGACTTCTGTTTCGGACAGTAACGCTCAGCAACCCAATAGCGCTCCCCAAGGAACTCGACATAATCGTTCACTTCAAGGACTATGCAGTCATAATGGGAGAAAGAGAGGGACAAAACGTTGTCGCTCTGCAATGCCTTGTCCTGCACGCTGCTGTCAGACGGTGCCAGAACTGCCTTCTTTTCCTTATTGCTGTCATATAATGTCAGAAGCACAATTCACGTATTAAAAAGTTCAAACCATAACCGAAACAGACTCCAAGCGTATCGGCCAACAAGTCATACCAGCACCAATGGTTGCCCTGAGCCATACGGTCTCCCTCTTCCTTACCGAAAGAAAGGCCCGCCGCAAAAAGAACACCATAAATCCCTCCGGCCAAAGAGACCAGAAAGCATACGGAAAAATGCTTGATCTTATCTTTTTCAATCCTCATAACGTCAATATTTACTGTTATTATAATATCATTAGAACACCGTTAGAAAGTAGGGACAGGCTCCCGGAACTTTATCTTGAAATGCGAAGCCTGCTTCCCCTCCTTCCACAAATAGGTCAAAGGGGAATAGTCCGTGCATTCCAGGTAAAACATCCTCAACTCCATCTCCAGATAAGGGAAACGGAAATCGAGCCAACCCCCATCACCTTTCTTAAGCATGGAAAGAAAAGCGGAATAACGTTTCAGGAATTCCGCCTTTGTATCGGCATATATGGCAAAATGAAGGGTGACGTCACGGGCCTCACTGGTTCCCAGAAGTACTGAGGAATAGGATTCCCCGTTATTCTCGGAAGCACTGACGGCCACATTCTTCTTCGCCTTGGAAGGGGCAAGAAGGGACTTCAGATTCTCACGCCCGCCCTTACGTTCCTCATAAAGAAAAGCTCCGTACTCTTCCCATATATCCACATCATTTATATATACCTGTCCTCCCATTATATTTCCCATAATCACTTTACTTTTATACCGTCACGAACAATCCTCTTTATATCCTCGGACATCCCTTCCAGATGCCTGCAATACTCTGTATTCTCCTCGATACGCTTCAGGCTGTCAACCGCACTGCCCATATTCTCGGAAACATCCTCCAGGCTCTCGTCCATTGAGGCCCAATGAATCTGGCCGGACGTGAAAAGCCCTTCCAGTTTGGTCCCCTGTTCCTGCGTCATGGCTTCAAAACCACCGGAACGTCCCGTCTGTGTGGTGCCTCCACCACCCGCATAAATGTCTATCCCGGTGGTTTCTGCAATCTCGTCAAGTCTGGCATTAGCGGCCTCCATCGCCTGCTGAAAACGGCTTTTCCAGTTTTCCAGATAAGTCTTGTCAGCCGTCCCGTCTATCATGTGCTCGGACAATTCGTTATAAAGCGGCTCAATGGCCTTTGCAAGGTCCTTATACATGAAGGAGTTAAGAAGGGCCTCCGCTATCGTTTCCTCCGTGAAATCCGCGAAACTGCTCACATCGCCTTTGGCAGAGGCAAGAGCGGATTTTACATTTTCCAGGAATCCGTCAAAGGAAGTGCCCATGACCATTTCCTGAAGGGACGCATACGTCTCCTCTATCTTCTGTTTCAGTTCGTCTATGGTCTTGCCGCTTTCCACCCATGCCTCGTAATAGTCACGGGCCGCATCCGACAGTTTGTTCTGGTTGTAATACAGTTCTATCTGCTCGGCGCTCATACCGCGGAGACTATGTGTCACGGATCCTCCGTTCATGGAGTTTCCCCACTCCCAATGGGCATCACTGTTCTGCAGGCTGTTCCACAGGGCATCATTGGCCCTCATCTCCGCGTCAAGGTTTTTCTTGTACTCCTCAAGGGCTGAGGACTGGGCTTCCCAGACAGAAACGCTGGCCGGTTTGGAATAGCCGTTCTCCACAAGCCAGTTCAGCGTTTCCTGGTCCTGGATAATATCCTGTATCGTGTCCCGGTTGACCGCCAATTCCTCATTACGCTCACGGATGGCACGGTTCGTCTCTATCTCGGCTATATACCACTCACGCTTCATCTCCTCCATCTTCTCCTTCCAGCTCGTAAACATGGAAATGACAGAGGAAAGACCGCCGATAATGCCGCTTATACCACCGACTATGTTTCCGGAAAAAAGCTCCCCTATACCGGTACCCATGTCCATGACACCGTCCACAAGGGTCATGATTTCGCCGATGGAGCGGGAAAACCTCTCTCCGAACACGCTGCCGAGAGAATCTCCCCACCCTCGGATCGTGGAAGTCAGTTCCTTTCCGTTTGCATTCAGTTTCTTCAAGGCACCGGAAACATCACCGTCCTGTTTCACGGCGGAAATCAGTTCGCTGAACGAAGTCTGGAATGCCTTGAAAGGGTTTTCTTTTTCCAGGTCCTTCTGTATTGCCTTGACCCTCTTCTGCATGCGTTCAAACTCGGCCACGGTAACGGTTACCTGTTTCTTGACAAAATTTCCGTTTCCGTCCTTGGCCGGAACAGAGAGCGTTACACCGTCACCGGCTATCATGGCGTTGTCAAGAGTAGACCGGGCCTGTGAATAGAAGTCTTTCAGAACCTTATAGCCTTTTTCCGAGGCATCGGCAAACAGCCTGTTATAAAAATCAGAGGAACGGAGAATATCCCCCTCCAGTGATTTTATCTCACTTTTATAACGCTCCGTCCTGGCCGATATGGACGCCTCCACCTCGGATGTGTCCGAACCGTCCGTCTGGAGACGCGCCAGTTCGGAATTGAAAACATCCATATCTTCCTTGTAACGTTCATCAATATCACGCCGCTTCTGGTCAAACGTCCTGTATTCGTCCAGCAGGGCATTCAGCTTTTTTCGTCCTTTTTCGACCTCTTCCTGTTCCACTTCACGCACCCCGGCCTTCATCTTGTCATCCGCAAGGGCGTATGCGTCCTTAAGCGCCGCGCTCTGCTCCCCGGTAAGCCTGCCTTTCTGGGCGTCCCGCCACCGCTTCTCCTGCACCTTCAGTTCGTCTATCTCATTCCTGTAATTCAAACGTATCTGGGCTATGCGCTTTTCCGAACCGTCCTTCAGCAGGTTTATATCCTCCTGTTCGTTCCGGCGGCGCAGCTCCTGCAGCTCGTCATCAAGCTGTCGCTGGCCGAGCACATGTTCCTTCCTGCCCTTTTTATCCGGATCCGGCACAATGGGCCTGTAATCGGACAGTCCGGATTCCTTGATTATACGGGAGTATTCTTTCTGGAACCATTCGGCCTGATCCAGGTAAAACTGTTTCCGGTCTTCCGCCTCCTTTATGGCATTTTCAAATGCGACCTCTGCCGGGTCACTTCCGTACTGGTTCTTGTTGCCGCCGCCAAAAAACATGTAAGCCTTGCCTCCGGCTCCCCAAAACGGGCGGTACTCCTCCTTGCCTTTGCTGCGGATGTCGTTGGCTTTCTCGTCTGCTTCAACGGCCTTTTGAATATAGGACTGGGCCTTGGCCTGCATGAAAAGAGAACTTACATAGGCATTCCCTTTCTGAATAAGCACATCATACCATTCGGACAAGGTCTTATAAGTACCGAACGCATCACCGTATTTTTGATTCAGTTCGTCAACCTTAGCCTTCTCCTGTTCCTTTGTTCCGGTAAAATCCTTTATCTCACGCAGCGTATTGTCCAGTTCGGTACGGGTACGGATGGAAATCGCATGGGCCTCTTTCTCGACCTCGTTCTTTTCCTGCATGGCTTTGGTAAGGGCATCAACTCCGTTCTTGGCACCGAACAGGCTCTTCGTCCAGTCTATGATTTCGTCGCCATACATGACCAGCAGCATGATACCCGTCGTCAGCGCCGTCTGCCATGAAAAAAGCGAGCCGAGGACCTGCTTCCATACCGGGGTTCCTTTCTTGCCCGCCTTGACCAGCTCGTCATATTCCTTCCTGGCTCTGGCAAGCTCGTCCGTAAAAACGGGCAGATTGTTGCTGATTGCCAGGAAGAACATCTGCGGTCCCATTGCCAGAGACGGCATCTCACGGGCTATCTGCTGGATGCTCATGTGAAGGCCGTTATACTGTGATTTGGCCTGCTGCATTTCAGGAGGTACGACCTTTACGGATTCTGCCGTTTCCTCAAGCTGTTTCAGTTGAAGCTGAAGTTCCTTTATTTTTGCCTCCAGAGCCTCAATGGATGCGATATTATCCTTCTGGTCCATATCCGGACCGCCCGCTTCCATCGCACGCAGTTCGGAGACTTTCGCCTCAAGACCGGATATCACGTCCTTCAGTACCCGGGACTGCTGCTGCAGCTTCTGGAACTCCGCGGAAACCGTACCGGCACTTTCCTTCCCGTCCTTTCCCACACGGCCGACATCTGAAGAAATCTCGTCAAGGGATTTCTTCGTCAGGTTCTTTATCAGGAATTCTATTTCTACGGGCTTCATTTCATTTGACTTTGATAATATTGTATCATCTGTTCTTCTTCCGACAGTTCCGGCCTGTCCTTCTTACGGACATAACGCGGGGCATCCGCAAGCATAACGAGCAAAGTCTGATAGTTTACTCCGTTAAGAATATATTCCAGACTCCACCCGGTAGAGGCTGCTATCTGCCAGATATATCCAAAGAGGCTATGGGAATGTTCATAGACAGTCCTTAACTCCCCTTTCCCTTTTGGCTCAGTCTCGGTTTCAGCGGATTCGCAATCTCTACCGATCTGATAGTATTCATAAAAGGCTTAGTCCCCAAAAGCGTCATGAACTGAAGATTCGCGGCCCACAGATAACGGTATGGGGTAAACCACAATATCAGCCACTTCAACACGTCGGCAAACAAATAACCGCTGACGCTGCCGCGCAAGACGGTAAGCGAAACCATCTTTGCTATCTTCGTTCCGTGCTCTGCCATAAACTCCAACTGGCGGTGCGTATCAAACTTCTTCATATCCTTATAGGTACACCCGAGCTTCAGATAGATCCGAGAAATGCGTATGAGGCTCAGAAGCGTGGGACGTTTCATGACCAGACGCACCGAAAACAGGGGCTTCTCCCTGAACGGCAAACGGAACGCGAAAAAAGGAATGGAGACACCCACATCCATAAGGGCCTCGGATGCCTCCACCTGTATATTCCTGTCCATAAGGCGCTATTTTGAGTTTCCGGAAACGGAAGCTGTCTCTTTTCCCGTGGCTTTCTTTGCGGCCAACGTATCCAGTGCCCCCTCGTCACTCATACCGTATGGGGATGAGTCGCCTTCCGTCAAAGGCTTCATGACGCGCAACTCGCATTCAATCTTGGAGGTCTCCGTCAGGGTCAGTTTACCTCCGAGATTGGCAAGGATCATCGCACGTGGAATATTCAGCACCTGACCTGATGCAAATTTGATGGTCCATTTTCCCTCAAGGCTGACCAGGGAGGTCGGAGCCTTCCAACCGACAACCTTCTTGCTCGGTTCCTCCCCGGTCTCCACGATTTCACCGCCCAACAGCCTTTTCATGTTCTTATAATTCAACTGGATCATGTTGAATGTCGGGGCTATGGTTCCGTTACTTTGCGGAATGACCAGTACAGGGGCATCCGGCACCTGTTCGGCATTGATGTCCGTGACTTCCGGCTTCTTGCCTCCCAAGTCAAACGAACCTTTTTCTATATAGCCGATACGTTCATCATCCAGAAGAACCTCGGCAAGTCCATAAGCAAATTCCATTCTATTTTCTTCTTTTGTATATGATTACTGTTATGATTATCCCGGCGAGAAAACCGGAAAAGACGTATTTGAATGCCGTCCGAAAACCGACCGAACGGCTCTCATTCTCCTGCTCCCGAATGCCGGTCTGACTGCGTATCCTGGTCAGTTCACGCTCATAATATTCGACGAGCATGCGAAGACTGTCGCAGCCGGCATCGATATATACCGTGTCCCCTTGCCGGGAAACACTCACGCTGGCCTGTCCGCTTCTCTTCGTGTAGGAAGCGGAAGGCGGGAGTTTAAGGAGGTTTTCCACAGGTATTTCCAAACCCACTTCCGACGGGGGAACCGTCCCCGGCTTCACTACCCGGATTTCGGATAGTAGGCTGTCCTGCAGGCTTTCGGTCCGCTTTTCCACGGACGTTTCCTTTTGTGTCCTGCAGCTCTGGGCGCAAAGGGCATACAGCCCAATAACGGCACACAGAAGCGCGGAGGACAACCTGCTTGAGACGCGACACTTCCTGATAAAGGTTTCCATTTTCATTCTGCAGTTCTATTAATGTTTTCTGTTGGTCTTCATACATGGTCTTGTAGGTATCATGTACCTCCTTAACCGTCCGGGTATTCCGCAACGTGCGGTTGGTGAGCCATACGATGGCGGTACCCAGAACCGGGACAAGCCATTGAAGAAATGTTGTTATATTATCCATCATGGCTCTGCCCTCTCACAATTACTTATCCCTCACTGTCCTTCTTCACAATCAGACCGATTATCCACTGGACAAAACCTGTATCGGCCACACCGTTTGCCACAAGGGAGGTTCCCAAGCCGTAAAGAAGGGCGATATACCAGTCCACATCCGCTACAAAACCGGCATCAAGCCACCAGAGCAACATCGCACAAACAATACCGACAAGCCAGCTCACAACCTGGGTGGCCAGACCGTCCATTTTAGGGAAAAGGGACTTGATGCCTTCGGTCAGCAATACGATACCGCCGACAAAACCTGCGAAAGTCGCAATCATGCTGTCATAATCCACATCGGGTGCAGTACCCGTCTGGGCAAAAGAGGCTGACACAAATCCGAGCGTCAGCACAAAAAATAAAAGTAATCGTTTCATCTGTTTTTTTTAATTTATTGGTTTATACCTATCTGTCTGAGCCATTCCTGCACGTTAAAACTGGGGCAGGCCTTTGCCGCCAGTTCGTTATGCCCCACAATACGGACCGAAGGAAAACGGCGGTGGAAATCCTTCACATATTCCTCCATTGCCTTTAACTGTTGCGGTGTCCTGGTATCCTTAGGGGTTTTCCCATCCCTTTCAACTCCACCGACATAAACTATATGACGGGATACGGAATTTTTACCGGCAACACCGTTGGTTATTTCCCACGGATCCACATTCGAGTCCTCATTATTATCCACAAGCCTCTCTATCTTTCCGTCAAGATGTACCATATCGGTATATCCGACCTGTTTCCATCCGCGACCGCCTTTTGATACCGGGTCGGTATGCCAGTGACGTATTTCGTCACCGGATACCTCCCTGCCTTCAGGGGTGGCGGTACAATGCACCGCAAGATATTTAAGCACAGCCATTACGCACCTCCTCCCTGCTTCTTTACAGTCAGACTGAGTTTGGCAGTCTTTCCCGGATCCGAATCAAGCGTTACGGTAATCGTTCCGGTCTTGTCCTGCTGTGTCGTATTCGGGTCGGCGGTAACGGTCAGATCCTTATCCGTCTCCACCACTTTGAAACCGGCAGGGGCCGCACTCGCCTTCCATTCGCCCGAAGCGGTTACCGTCGCCTTCTGGCTGCCGCCGGTTGACTCGAAGGTCATACTGGTGGGGCTTATGGAAATGGTCTTTTCCTCTACGGCGAAAACCGGATCCTCACGGGTATCCAGCACGACAGTCTCCTCTCCGAAAGCGATATTGGTGTCAGCCTTCATCAGCAACTTGAAGAAATACAACTCGCTCGCATTGGAAATCTTGTCTATCTGGATGACATCCTCATCATCCTGCAGGTTGACCGCCGCAAAGAAATTGCCGTCCGGTCCCATAGAACAAAGGGTGGCCACAATAAGGTCATCCGGCCATGCCGCAAGTGTTTCAATGGTAATGCCCTTGTAACGCTTGCTGTTCACATCGGTTTCGCTCGCGTTCTTGGCCTCGCGTTCCGTCAGTTCATCATCGTACTTGTCAAAATCGTCTATACTCATGATGATGCGCAGGTTCGGGTTGTTACGGATGGCTTTCGGTATGGCCTTGCGTACAGCCTTCAGCTTGTCCAGCATGGTGGAAGGCTTGCCGGAAACGATAATAACTTCCGTATCTTTCGCCATCTGGGTAAGAATACCGTTCATCAGATGGTCGTCATCACTGCCGTATTCACCGTTGACATAATGCTCGCCCAACTCGAACTTCACCTGCTTGATCAGTTCGGACAACAAGGCATTCTGCCCTTCAGGGGGAAGCTCCGCAAACACAAGATTGCCTTTCGGCTGCCACTTTCTCCATACCTGTTCAAAAGCACGGGGATTGAACACGGTAAACGCCATGAAGTCTTTCGGATCAAGGCTCTTTTCGTCATAATTGAAATTGCCCTTGGAATCTTCCAGCTTAGGGTTCTCCTTACGCTTCTGAAGCATTTTCCCGGATTTCATTCGGGGCAGGCTGATTTTCTTCTCCACACCGGGAATGACCATGATCAGCCCTTTTTCCACAATCTCATTGCCGGTAGCGGCAAGAGTAAGGATCTGCTCCAGTACCTCGCCATTGTAATTGGTGTTCTTTACTACTATTGCCATTCTTCTTATCTGTTAAGTTTGTTCTTGATTTCATTCATGCGTCTGTCCCAGGGGCTTTCATTGCCCGGATCCACACGCAGGTCGGTTGTCACTCTTTTCTTCGGTTTCAGGCTCTGCAATGCCTTTTCACCGTTCTCACGGTCCGAGTTCAGCAGGTTCTCATAAACGGGACGGGTGGTCGCATCGATACGGCCGTCATTCTGCGCGTCATCCAGCAGTTTCTTCTTCGCCGCCTCGTCCTCTTCCCTGGCCTTGTCCTCGAAAGCCTTGTTCTTCTTCTTCAACTCTTCCACCTCCTCGGTCAGGCTGGGAACCTTAGCGGCTTCCGCTTCCAAGGAATCCATCACGCGGAACACATCCGCATCGCTCGCGCAATCCTTGAAGCGCGGTCGTTTCTTTACTTCTTCCAGATTCATTTGATTGTCATTTAGTGGCTGTTCAAGCCGGTTATTGAATATTTGGTAAACCTGTTCGGGGGTACTGTCCTCCGGAACAGGGTCTGCATCATAAATGCCGTCGATAAATCCCAGGGAAAGGGCTTCGTCAGCCTTCAGCCAGTGGTCGGTGTCATCGAAATACCGGGCACAGATCTCGTCCTCACCTATGCCCAGCTTAGGGGCATACATCCGGCAAAGCGTATCTTCCAACGCCTCCACCTCTTCCAAGCAGCGACGGAGTTCCGTCTTGTTCCCGTAACATCCTCCGGAAACGCTGTGAAGCATCAGGCGGGCATATTTGCTCATCTCCACGGGCGTGCCGCAAAGGGCTATCACCGACGCCATGCTTGCCGCGATGCCGTCCACGTAAATATGAATGTCGGCCTTGCTGTTCCTTAGCGCGTTAAAGATGGCGATGCCCGTATAGACATCACCACCGTTGCTGTTAATCCTTACATCAATCCTCTTACCTGAAGACTCCGCCTCGATGAGCTCACGCGCAATGCCTGCTGCCGTGACATCGCTGTATTCACCGATGTCACCGTAAAGCAGGATGCACCACGCATCCTCACCGGGTATCATATTAAAAAACTTGTTCATCCATTACCTCAATTAGGGCGGTACCCCGCCGCGTTTACGGTGCAAAAATGAGGGTATTTAAGGGAGTGCGCAAATCCGGATTTCATGGTACAATCTTATACCGCCATCATGCCGTCATAAAGTTGTATCATGCGGCGCAAATTTTTACTACCGCCGTTTTTCAGCCACCTTTGTATCAAAAAAGAATATGCTATGGCAGACAAAATGACAAACGAACAGAGAAAGGAATGGGCCAAGCTGCTCTTCGTAAAGGAAAACCTCACACAGGCTGAAATAGCCGAGCGTGTCGGGGTTTCCAGGGTAACGGTAAACAAATGGATAAACACGGAAAACTGGGAGCATCTGAAGGTATCGGTCACGATTACAAAGGAGGAACAGCTTAAAAGCCTGTACCGCCAACTGGCCGAACTCAACGACAAGATTGCGGAAAGGGAACCGGGAGAAAGATTTGCGAACGTAAAAGAAGCGGACACGATTTCAAAACTGGCCAACGCAATCAAGAAGATGGAGACGGAAGTCGGACTTGCGGACATCACGTCCGTGTTCTCAGACCTGCTCAAATGGCTGCGCACCTACGACACGGAACAGGCAAAGCAGATATGTCCAGTACTGGACGCCTATGTAAAATCAAAACTTGCATGACCTATGGCAAAGAAAAGACTTACCCCGCAGGACAGGCTCGCGCTGGAAGGGTGGAACGAACTGGTGGCTTCCATACGGGAAAGCTCGGATATAAACCCTGCAGACTCGACCGCAGAGATAGAGACCCGGAAGAAGCGGCTGGAAACGGACGACGAGGCTTGGTTCCGTTACTACTTCGCACAGTATTACACGTGCGAACCCGCAATATTCCATAAAAGGGCAACAAAACGCTTCATGTCGCACGACAGATGGTACGAGGTCAGGGCATGGTCGCGCGAGCTGGCCAAGTCCGCACGCGCCATGATGGAAATCATCAAACTGGCACTGACCCGCCGGGTGCGCAATGTACTGCTCATCTCCAATTCGGGGGATAACGCGCAGCGACTGTTATTGCCGTTCATGGCAAACATGGAGGAAAACCAGCGCATCATACAGGATTACGGTCCGCAGAAGAAACCGGGATCATGGGAGAGCGGGGAATTCACCTGCCAGTGCGGGTGTTCTTTCAGGGCCATCGGTGCGGGGCAGTCGCCGCGTGGTACACGCAACAAGAACTTCCGTCCGGACTGCATCCTGATTGACGATATAGATACCGACGAGGAATGCCGAAACCCGGAACGCATCAAAGCCAAATGGAAATGGATTGAAGAAGCCCTCATCCCCACCATGTCCGTATCGGGACATTACAGGGTGCTCTTCAACGGAAACATCATCGCACCGGACTGTTGCATCACAAGAGCCATAGAAAAAGCCGGAGAACTGAAAGCAAAAGGCATCGGGCATGTGGATGTCATCAATATCAGGGACAAGAACGGCATATCGTCATGGCCGGAAAAGAATTCCGAAGAGGATATTGACCTGTTCCTGTCCATGGTAACAGCGTCAGCCGCACAGAAGGAGTTTTTCAATAACCCCGTGGCTGACGGGGAGGTGTTCAAGGAAATCGTTTTCGGAAAGGTTCCGGCACTGTCCAAATTCAAGTTCCTGGTCATATACGGCGACCCGGCTCCCGGAGAAAACAAGAACAGGAAAAGTTCCACAAAAACGACCTGCCTGCTCGGAAAAATCGGAGGCATACTGTATGTCATCAAGGCATTCCTCGACCGGGGACTGAACGCCGAGTTCATCGACTGGTACGTGAAACTGCTGGACTTCGTGGGAGGACGTGTCCCCGTGTACTGCTACATGGAGAACAACAAGCTGCAGGATCCGTTTTTCCAACAGGTATTCCAGCCTCTGGTCAGAAAAGTACGAAGGGAACAGGGAGTGGAACTCTACATCAAAGGTGACGAGGAAAAGAAAACGGACAAGGCGACACGTATAGAGGCGAACCTCGAACCGATGAACCGGGAAGGAAACCTCATCCTGAACGAGGCGGAACGGAACAACCCGCACATGAAACGCCTGGCGGAACAGTTCAAGCTGTTCAACCTCTCACTGACCTTCCCGGCAGACGGACCGGACTGCGTGGAAGGTGGGAACCGTATCATAGACAAGAAACTGCGCGACATGGAACCGGCCAAGAAGATTTCCCGGAAAGTGCTGCGCAAAAACAACAAATACAGACAATGAGCCAATTTATAGAACTGAAGGACTACGACGCCAGTATCCACAGGGAAATACTGGACGCACTGACGAGAGCGGACGAGTCCATCGTGGAAATATGCGAGGACCGCACCATAGCAGAAATGAGGGGATACCTGTCACGGCGCTACGACTGCGACAGGCTGTTTTCAGCCACAGGGAACGAGCGTAACCAGCTTGTACTGATGATGGCCGTGGATATAACCGTGTACCACATTTTCTGCATACACAACCCGCGGAACATCTCCGACATACGGAAAGACAGGTATGACAGGGCCAAGGAGTGGCTGGAGGCCGTGGCAGACGGAAAAATCAGCATAGACGGGGCACCGCTGCTCCCGCAGGAGGAACGCCGGACACGTTCCGGATTCATAGTCAAAAGCAACCGAAACCGCTCAAACTATTTTTAAATTATGGGAAGAAGAAAAAAGAACGCCGGACGTATCAGCATCGGGGGAAACCTCCGCCGTCCGGGGCAGACGGGCACACAGACAATCGTACTGACACAGCCCAAAAGATTCGGCATCGACATTGCCGACATGGTAACGGCCATACACGCATTCGAAAACGTGGATTATTCGCGCCGCTATAAACTCTATGACTTATATAGTGACATCCTCATGGATACCCACCTCTCCAGTGTCATAGACAAAAGGGTCCAGGCCGTACTCTCGCTTGACATCGAATTCCAACGGGGTGGAAAGCCGGACGACCGCATCAACGAACAGCTCCAGTCCCCCTGGTTCCGCAGGTGCATCGAGGACATCCTGGCCGCCAGATGGTGGGGGTTCTCACTCATGCAGTTCTACCGGGAAGGGGAATGGATCAACTATGACCTTATCCCACGTAAACATGCAGACCCGATACGAAGGCTGATACTGCGCCACCAGACGGACATCGCAGGAACATCCTGGGAAGAATATCCCGACCTTCTCTTTGTCGGGGACAAGAACGATATGGGACTTTTGGCCAAGGCGGCGCCGTGGGTCATATACAAACGCAATGACGTTGCAGACTGGGCACAGTTTGCCGAAGTGTTCGGTATGCCCATACAGGAATACACCTACGAGACAGACGATGACGAAGCCCGGCAACGTGCCATAGAGGACGCGACCGGTATCGGGTCTTTGGGCGTATTCATACACGGAAAGGACACGGAACTGAATCTCAGAGAAGCCGGGAACAAAAGCGGTTCAGCAGACCTGTACGACAAGCTCTGTGAACGGTGCAACAGTGAAATATCCAAACTGATACTGGGAAACACGCTAACCACCGAGGCATCCAGAACCGGAACGCAGGCACTCGGAACGGTACACAAAAAAGTGGAGGACAAACTGGTCAAGGCGGATTGCCGATACGTTCTGGACGTGTTGAACTATGACATGACCGACATTTTCCTGTCTATGGGAGTGGATACCACCGGAGGAACATTCTGTTTCCCCGAACAGAAAGAGACGGACCTTAACACGGAAATAAATGTCTTATCCCGATTAAAAAAGGATTTCGGCCTGCCTATAAGCGATGATTACCTGTATGAGAAATTCGGCGTGGAAAAACCGAAGGACTATAAGCTGCTTAAAGCGGAGACCAATCAAAAGATACAAACACCGGTTGTACCCACTCCGGTGGAACCCAAAGAGCCAAAAACCGAAAAAAAACCGGGAAAGGAAACCGAAGAACCCACAGCAAGGCAGAAAAGGGACTTCATGGCATGGCTGAAAAGTTTTTTCGTCCACGCCCCGGAACTAGACGGGGCAGCTTTAAAATGGTAGTGGACACGCTTTACCGGGATTCCGGAAAAGAGGCATCCTCCGATTTCACATTCGACAAGCCGGTACTGGAAGCATTCATAAAGCACATATATGAAAAGGACTTCCATCCTATGACGGACATAGAACTTGACATGTTCCTTGCCGTATGGAACAAACTGGACATAGCCACGGACAAAGGGTTCGGGGAAAGGGAACCTGACGACCCGGACTATGATTTCTACCGGGAACTGCAGACGAACAACGCCGTGTTTGCCGCATTCAAGGTACACCGGATGCAGAATGACATGGCCGCGTTATTACTGGATTCAAACGGCATTCTAAAACCGTTTGAACAGTGGGCAAGGGAAGCGATGCCCATAGCCGACCACCAGGTTTACCAGTGGCTGCAGACGGAATACGACACGGCGGTAATCCGGGCACACCAGGCCGCCGACTGGAAACAGTTTGAAAGGGAAAAGGACATCCTTCCGAACCTGAAATGGATGCCTTCGACATCGCTGCATCCCGGAGCGGACCACAGGCTCTTCTGGGGAACGATACGCCCCATAGAAGATGCCTTCTGGAACGAACACCGGCCCGGAGACCGTTGGAACTGCAAATGCAGCCTGTCATCCACGGACGAAGAACCGACACAGCTTCCGGAATCAGATCCGGCAAGCAAACCGCAAGCCGGACTGGAGAACAACCCGGGAAAGGACGCAAAACTGTTCTCCGACAAGCACCCGTATCAGTCGGAAGCACATGCCGGGGCAAAAAAGGCAGTTGACAGACTTACGGAACGGATCAATGAAATGATAGACGAGATGCCGGACAACCTGACTTATGAAGAAAAGAAAGCCATCGCGGTAAACAATCTCGAACTGGAAAAGGCCCTTGGGATTAAAAAAGGAAAGCCCATGAGCGTGGAAGAAGCGGACAAACAGAACGCCAACCCGAAACATGCGGATGAATTTGTATTAGACCCCAACGGCATATTCTATGACAAAGGTGGTAGAAGATATAGAAAGAACGCAGACTATGACGAAAAAAAGCACAAGCCGTACAATATCAACTGTCAGACCTGTGCGCCTGCCTATGCCTTACGCCTAAAAGGGTTCGACATTACGGCAAAGGGAAATATTCCAGGATCAAAACTGGAATACTTAAGCAAAGGACGTGCTTTCGAGATATGGAAAAACATAGACGGAACACCGGCAAAACACATCAGCATAAACGACTGGCTTCTTACAAAAGGATATTTGAAAATGACTCCCAAAAGATACTGGGAATATTTCAACGAAGTCTGCAAAGAGGAAGGAGTTTACGAGTTGTGCATAGGGTGGAAAAACGGAGGCGGTCACGCTACCATCCTGCAACGGTTTGCCAACGGGGAACTGCGTTATATAGAGCCGCAAAGCGACAACTCAAAAGGTTCAGGGATGGAATGGAAGGATGTCAAATACCTATGCGACATCGGAGCTCCCAATTCACACAGTTGCAGAGGGCTTATGAGAATAGACAACAAGCTATTCGATATCGGGTTCTTCGACATCTTTGACATATAAGTCAATGAAATCAAATACATGCAACCCGGTTATTTCCATCGCTTCACCGTCTTTAAACAAGTATAAAAACGGGAAACCGACAGTAGCATCATCCGGAAAGACAAACAGCCATGCCTCCTGTCCCTCGTGATTGCCGAGGTACTTAAAGTGGCGACCGTACTCATTGATAAGGTGCTGCGCCTCATTGATTACTTGTTCAGGTATGTTCATAATAAGAGAGTTTTCACAAAAGTACGTTTTTTATTTGACATAACAATAACAATATGGATATAAAAGAGTTTTCAACCTTGATAAAGGAAAAAGCAAAGGAACTGGATGATATGGCCAAACATAGGCTCCCGGTAAAAATCGGACGGATGGCGAAAGACCATTACCAAGACAATTTCAGAAAGGGAGGATTCGTGAACAAGAGACTGCAACGTTGGCCTGCCACAAAAAGGCAACAAAGCGGGGACACATCGGCTGCTTCTAATTACGGACCACTACTCAGCCGGAGGAACCATCTCTTCAGCTCTATCAAGTACATGCCTTCCGACTATCATGTCAGGGTGGCAAATGATGTCCCCTATGCCTCCATGCACAACTATGGGGGAGAAACGCATCCGACCGTAACGCCCAAAATGCGGAGGTTTGCCTGGGCCATGTATTACAACACCTCCGGCATAGGCAAGAAGCCCTCTACGGGCAAAAAAACGGGCAACAGGCGCAAGAATACAGCCTCTCCACAGGCTGAGATGTGGAAAAGGCTCGCACTCACAAAGAAAAAGAAGCTGAAGGTCAAAATACCCAAGAGACAATTCATCGGGGAGAGTGCAACTTTGAACGCCCGGATAGAGAAAACGATTGAGAATGAAATAAGGAACATCTTAAAATAAAACGGATATGGAAGAACTTTACATCAGCATCCTGGAAAGAATACAGAATGAAATGCCGGAAATAGCCTACATCGACGAGGATTACGGACAACTGGAAGGCATGGATTCAGAAAACGATGACTTTTACCCTGTCACATTCCCCTGCGTCCTGATCGGGAATGCGGAGGCGGACTGGAAAGACATCGGCATGGGAACACAGGCCGGTCAGATACAACTGACCGTACGCCTCGGAATAGACTGCTACCATGACACACATATCGGAAGCGGAACGACTGACAAGATAAGGGAAAGAATGGAACTCGCAGGAAAACTGTACAGAACACTTCAGGGCTACCGCTTCTCCGGATTCATGGACGAAATGGCGAGGATAAAAAGCAGGGACTACACCCTACCCGGAAATATCAAAGTGTACGAGATTGTATTTGAATTCAACTTTCGCGACGAATCTGCGCTACAGGATAGCCTGCATCATCGCTGAACAGGGCAAGCTGCCTGTATGTAAGACGGGGAGCCCGCACTTTCGGTACGGGCCGTATGTCGGGATCAGTCTTGCTGCATTCCCGGATAATGGCCATGATACGCTCCTCGGATATGAAGAATTCCTGCTCTGAAAGGATTTTCAGGGCACGGTCAAAACGAAGCCCCTGCACCTCCGTCCAGAAATAATAACGGCGGCACAGGGCTTCATTGCGTTTCCTTATCAGTTCCTTGTCGCGACCTTTTGCCATGTAAATATCGTTTTTTCCCACAAAAATAATGAAATAAGACACAATAAGCAATTAAAAAAGCCTGCATACTACAGATATACAGGCTTTTGTGTTAATACGTTAAACAACCGGACTATAACCGGCAGAAAGAAGGCTCTATCCTTCTCCAGACGCCGTTCTCATCACGTTGGTAGAAATAATAGTTTACAGCCGTCTTATACACCACGTTGCTTTCACGGAACAGATCCATGATGTCCTTATATTCCGAATCGAAACGAGGTTCCAGTTCATAAAGTTTGCTGATGGACTTGTAGTCCAGGTCGCCCTGCTTGTTGCGTTCCAGCAATGTCATGGCCAACTGGTACATCGGATCGTCCACCCCTTTCTCCGTTTTGGAAACATAAACCTTCAGGTAGTCCACAAGACGGGATGCCGCCATGTCCGCACGCTCGTCAAAACTCTTCACCTTGTTGCTCCGCACCTCCAGTTTGGTATCTCCGTCCACGATGGTGTAGCTTGCCTGGTCATCGCCCTTGCGCAACTGCCCGTATTCACGCATCGTGTCACGAAAAGCGCGACTGTCCTGCTCGAGACGGTCACGAAACGCTTTCACATCGGCCACCAACGGCTGAAGCAGCCTCCATACATCAATCATGAACTGGCTGCGCAAACCCTCGTATGCGTCACGTCTGTTCTGTTTCTCTTCCTTTTCCTGTTGCTGCATTTCTGCAATCAATGCCTTGCGCTCATCAGCCGAAAGGCTGTTCAAAAATTCTTTTTTATCCATGTTCGTTTTTATTAAGTGGTTATAATCATTTCTTTTCCTTGCGCCTTATGGCACGTATTTTTTTCAATAGGGCATCCAGTTCCCCGCAATCCAAATCCCGGAACTCCTTGCCAGCTATACGGCTGTCCCGGCAGAAAGAATTTACTCTGTCCCAGTTTGCCGTATCAACGCCTAAAAGCTGCATCTGGTGCAGCACGGCGGAACGTCTTTTCCTGCGCTCCTGGATAAACCTTTCACGCTCTGTCGGCAATACCAACTTGCGCATCCCCTCCAAAGCGGCAGAATATTCATTTCGGGACATTTCGTGGAGACTTGCGGTGCGTCCGTCCGTATATTGAAGCACGATGCTCCGCTTCAGCTCCTCACGGTCAGATGTCGGCAGACGGTTCAAAAGACCGTAAAACGCCGCATAGTTATCAATGGGACTATTCATCACTTTTTATTTTTGAAATACCCGTTTATACTTGCTACAGGTGTCGTTTCCATTGACGATGTTACAGAAATCGGTACACCCGGATTCTGCTCTTCCAACTGTTTTTTCACAAATTCCTCATACTCATCCATCGTCTTTTTCCTAAAATCCGAAGTATTGGTATCACTGACATAGCCAAATTTAAAGGTTATTGAACGTGGTTTGTAACCTAACGGGGTTTTTACCTTTACCGAAATAATACTTATATATTGCTTGCTCATATATTCACTACTTTAACGGGGTAATCCAATATTTTCACTTTAGCTTCCGGAACGTCCTTGATGACAGCCGCCGCAAATTCCATGTGGCGGGTCTCAATTACCGCCCAGTCCTCTGTTTTTTCGGACGGATAAACGATGAACCGCTGGCGGGGTTCGTAACAGCTCCAGTTTACAAGGACATTACTCAGCCTGTCTATCGGCAATCCTATCTGATACAACTCTCCTATTTTCATCAGTTAATCTCGTTTGAAGATTCAATACCCAATAAAACCGCCCCTCTTCCTTTCGTTAGGAATTTAAGAGCTAAACCAATAATCATAGACCTAAGCTACTCGTTCTCTTTCATGGCAAGAGCTATGGCATGAGTTATAAGACCTGCTTTCCCGTTACAATAAGTTACAGAATCAAAATCACTTCCATCTGCTTTTTCCTCCTTAATAGCCGCAGCCATATAAACAGATACATTATTGTCAATGCAGAATTTTTCCACCATCTGGGACAGTTCTGCAAGTTTTTTCTGGTTATCCGTTTCCGGGTTTAATGTCGTTTTAGCATTTTCCATTTTCATAATCATCAATCATTATTAGTTACGTGTCACATTTATTTTTCTCAGTTCTTTGGGACGCATGATGTAAGTATCCTTCAAATGCCAATAGGGTTTGCCCTCTCTCCTATCCTCTGCCTGCATTAAGTGAACAGAACCTATCACATGACCGACAATCCCCACCTCCCGGAATACACCTTGCATTCTAACCTGCGATGGACTTTGGCCACACGTATCTACGCACAACACAACGGCCACAATTAACGTATCAAGCATATCATTCCTCCTTTCTTGTAGGTTCCCAATCGACGGTCACTATCGCATCCAACTGTCCAGAGCCGCCACATACCGGACAGTTTACCTTAACACTCTCATGATGCTCCTCTCCCCAAAACCAGCCGTTACCCTGACAGTAACCGCATTTATGTCCCGGACTTACCAGCATCTCACGGTTCCTGCCTTTGCTCATAAAGGAAGGAGGAACCAATTCCAACTGCTTTAAAATTCTACTCATTGTCATTATCATTTAAAAAACCGTATTCTTCCAAAAGTTTCTCACTGGAGGCCTTGGATAGTTCCCTGGCTATCTCACTCAAAATATAAGACTGGTCCGGGAGGGAATAATTCTCCACAGCCGACTTTACCTGTTCAGTCATTTCTTCAATTAGTTCTTCCATCATTTTTCTGCCCAATATTTAGCGGCCCCTTCCTCCCATATCGTATAATAGTTTCCGGGAGCCGTGATAAAACGTCCTTTGCACATAGCCCGGAAGCCCTGGACAAATATTTTCACATCAGCATCGTAAGCGACCTTCTTTGCCGCACGTCCTTCAGGATTCATCCCCTCGGCGTGGCTGATAAAAATCAGCAGCTTATTGGCATGTTTTTCTTTCATGGCCTTGTAGGTGGCGTATGTCAGACCGGAATACTGGAAGCTGTCTATAATGACAATCTCCGGGCTTCTCCGTTTTGACAGACGCTCCGAAAGCTCCTCCATGGATTCACGGTCAAGAATGACAAAACGCCTGTTCACTTCTTCCATCTTATGCCTTACCAGGGAATTCTTCAACGAAAGACCTGTGCTTTCCTCAAGGCTGTCATAGGCAACCTTGGCAAACCGGCAAAGGTACTTGGCAAGCTGCATCACGAATGAACTCTTGCCGTTCCCACTGTTACCCCATATTATCCAAGTCCCGGTCCGATCCGGATGCCCGAAAGCCTTCTCCCATTCCCCTTCAAAGGGGAAAGAAGGAATATTCATGGACTGGACTTGTTTAGGCGAATATGCACGTCCCATAATTTTTATGATTTAAGTTTCTCAATTTCCGTATATAGACGTCTCAAACCACCGTCTGACAGATTCACAAGCTGCATGATGTCCGTTCCTGTAGGAGCGTTTACCTTGGCCACAATCGCAGCCTGAGCCTTCAGGAACTTGGCACGTTCCTTACCGTCGTCCGGCGTTACCTTGCTGAACGTATCTCCGTATCTGGAAAGCATCTCGGTATAGCCCACCTTCTTTCCCTCGATGGCACGGTCTATCTTTTCCTTCAGACCGTCGGCACCCATCATGTACCATGCGCAACACCGTTCCGTCGCATTCCACAGGGCTTTCAGTTCAAGAAAAGCCTCATACTGCAGGTCTCCTGCCTCGTCCAAAATGATAAGCGGGTTCTCTATCGTGCGCAGATAAAACACAAGGTTCTCGTAAACCGTATGATATCGTCCGTTACTGTCCACCCCGAACTCCTTGGCTATGTGCCGTATCAGGCGCAGCTTGCTCTTTACCTGTGAACAGTCCACATAAATGGCGTTCTTGTGGCTTTTCACGTATGCCCTTGCTGTAAACGTCTTTCCGATATTGGGAATATCGCACAGGATTGCACTCAGACCGCTCCGCTGGCAGCGCTCAAGCTGCTCCGTTATAAAAGCGAATGTCGGTGTTTCGGCAGCCTTCCACTCCATCTCGTCTTTCAGCTTCACGCCCAGACGACGTGCGATGCATATCCAGTTCGCATCGCTGACCTGTTTGTCGGTAACTCCTTTTTTCAGGTTATTATATACACTTGCCGAAATGCCCAAAGCCACGGCATGCTTGTTGTCTGAAGGATAATTGGTTCTGTCTGTCCTGATAGCGTCCAGTACCCTGTTCTTTATTTCTGATGTAAGTTCCATTCTTATGTTATTTTAATGTCGTTATAATGCTATTCTTCCTTTCTGCTTGTAGTGGTCAACATCCATGAATTCTGAAAAATCATCGTCCGGTTGTTGCGGTACTTCCACCGGCTTCGCAACTGCCTGCTCAATCTCCCTCTTTTCTTCCGGTCTGATAATGCCGACTTTCTTTATCTTCTCCTCCTTCATCATCCTGTCGAACTGGGCCACATATTTGGCCTGTTCCGTATAAGCCTTCACATCATCCTCGGTCTTTTCCGCGTCAGCCTCGTTGTAACGCTGTATCAACCCGCAGGTTGCGATATAGTTACCGTTCTGATAGATATACACCTCGGATATTTTTCCGTCCATATCGGGCAAATAATAGGCTTCCACATTGTAATTGCGAGGCTCCAGCTTTTCAATCAGTTTGGGATCCGGCAACCCGTACTGGTTATACATTACCGTGCAGTACATGTTACGCCTGATGCTTGTTTCGGACCTCTCTCCGATATAGCGTGCCAGTATGGCCCTGTCATACGGGGCGAGGTCCGGATTCTGGTTGGCACAAAGCACGTCCCAACGCGTCATTCCGGGATATAGCTTCTGATTAGGGTGTTTCTGATTGTTGTACTCTCTGATTGCCGCAATGTCATCGGCCACAAGTTCCTCATAGCTGTAGGTCTTTTCCTTGTAGGTATTGTTGAACTCGTCATAGACCTTCTCCGTTTTCGGACGGTTGGCCTCCAATGCGGCATACCAGCGGCCTATGCCTATCTGCATGTTTTTCTCCACGGTATATTTCTTTGCCCTGTTCCCGTGTTCGGCGCGTTTCTCCTGAGAGTTGCCCGGGTTACACCAACGGACAAACGGGAAAACGACACCGGCCTTCATCAGACCGTCTGCGAAATTGTTCACAAGATGGTGCTCAACCTCCACCTGTGCAGGCATATACCAACCGTTGCGCTCTATTGTCTGGAACATGTTCCTTACGCAATCAAGGAAAAGGTCAGCAGTTTTCAGTCTGTTGTAAGCATATCCCACTACACATCCCGAAGCCACATCGTAAGCGTAATATGCCTTGACACGCTGGCCGTTGTGCATCTTCCGGGGAAGGTCTCGGTCATCCAACGAAACCTTACTGAAGGCAAAGAACGGGCTGTGACGCAGATGGTGCGGACGGTATTCGTTGTTGAACTCCCACTGGCTGTCATGCTGCTTGGCACGCAAGGCCTTGTTTTTGGGGTTGTTCAGGTAGTTGGCTATCGTGGCCTCGCTCAAAACGAGCGGATTCCCTTTCTTGTCCGTGAACTGGGAAGGGTTATATACCTCTCCCGTCTCCGGGTCAAACACCTCAATCTCTCCGCATACGAACATGTTATACATTTCCGCCACCGTCGTGTTGTACGGACGCGTAGGATGACTGTCAAGGCTCAATATCAGCCTTTCTATCGGATAACTGACCTTCCGTGTGTTCTGGTTCTTGAACTTCTTGCTGATAAGGCACTCATATCCGGCAGAGCGGAACTCGTTTACTTTCTTCTGAAAACGTGTCGGGGACAAAGGCAGCGTATGGCCGAACTCCGCCTGGTAATAACTGATTGCCCCGGCCATCTCTCCCCAGTTTATCCGGTTGTTCTGCATGGCCTGACGCATGGTCCTCGTGTCGTTCATGACGGCCAACACCGCCTGCAGCACGGAGGCGTTTATCGTGTACTCGTTTATATGTTCCGGAGGAAGAGGGCTGCCGTCCTCAAACCTGAATCTTGTATAAAATGCACGGGCCTTGGCATCTATCTCGTAATGAGAACCGAACCAGTCACGTAATATATTACTTTCCATATCTCCGTATTTTTGTTTGATTTTATCCTTGAAACGCTGTGGCAAGGTCGCCACTTCCACAAGGGCATAGCTTCCGAGTCCTTTACCGGGGCGCACCACGTTAATCTGACCTCTCATTTTCAACTGCTTGTAATTGGCTTCCGTCATGATAGGAGCAAGTTCCTCGTCAGACAACATGGAAGGATGGACTCCTTTCAGTACCCGGCTTCCGCTATAATCCGCGTTCCCGCTGTTTTTGACCGGACGGTCGTCATAGGTCAAATCCCTTGCGGATATGCACAATATCTTTCCGTAGTACTCCATAACGACCTCCTCACAGCGAGGAAGCCATCAGTTGTACTTCCCCTTGCAGTTCCATAAGACCAGGGATACCAAGCCCCTGCTTTCTTATTTTTACCTTGTCATCCACCACAACCTCTACCATGTCACGATTCTTGTAGGCTACGATTTTCACACGCGGTCCAAATGTCTGTGTCATAGTCTCCGTATCATGGAAGGTCTCCATCTCCGGCATATCGGCACCAGACAGCTTGCCGCCGCGTTTCAAGGCCGCCACACGTATGCGTCTGGCCAAATCGCTGTCACTGTTAAATGTAAGAGCCTTCCACACCATCACGTTGGTACACTCGAACAGCTTCTGAAGGTATGCCTTCTCAGCCCTGTCTGTCAATATCTGCTTTTTCATATCCGCATCTATTTTATGTTATCAATCAAACGTTGAAATCTCTTTCTCAAATGCTGTTTTGCTTCCAGTTTTAAAGTATGGGCAAGATTGGTAGAGGAACTGGTACTATGTTGGCGTAATCCTCCCACTAACAATTCATCCTCAAACTCCTTTACTTTACCCTCCAGGTAGGAAAGCACTTCGCGAAGACTGTCTGTTTTGATTTCCCTTTGGAGTTCCCGATAATAGAATAATTCTACCTGAATCTTATACATGTCTTCTGAATACCAACGAAAGAAATACTCATAATCCTCGTTCATGCTTTTTGTGTGCTGGTCAGCTTGTAACACAAGGACATCTATCCAACTTCTGACTTGCATTGCTACAAATCCGAGCTTATCTTTTAATTCTTTTGCCATATCGTTGTTTTATATTAGTTCAATACATTCTTCCGGCACACATATCAGCGTCCACACGTTGCCGTCCTTCACATAATCCACATCATACTGCACGTCAAAGGTGCAGCAGTTGTAATCCCAGCCTTTTATGACACCGGTCACGGTTTCGCCGTTGGCTTTGGTAACCTGTACCTCCTGTCCCTTCTCGAATTTAGCCTTCATATCACTTGCCTTCCACTTCGTTAATAATGGGCTTCAGACTACATCCGTAGCAGTTTATCAGCCTTTGTACCATTCTTTTCACATAACTTTCCGGTGCTGTAAATACGATACCGTCCTCCTCGTTATAGCCAAAACTGATACCGTCCATTATGAGCAACATGGCCACCTTGTGTTTCACGCTCTGGGTCTGCCATACTTTGATTTCTTCGTTCATATTCTTTAATTTCTAAAATTCGTTAATCTCAGGCCAATTTCGTATATTTGGCCGCTGTTAATATCTTTAACACGCTGCAAATATATAGAATAAATTCAATACAGCAAACTTTTTATGGAAGAAAATCAATATACAGGGAATAGTTTTATAGAAAGACTTCAATATTATATGCAAGAAAAGGGCATTAACGACAACCAGATGACCGTTAATGCTGGTCTTTCAGTTGGTCTTATAGGAAAAGCCAAAGGTTCAAACAAAGGAATGAATGCCGCCAATATAGAAAAAATTCTATTAGCATATCCTGATCTAAATCCTGATTGGTTATTGACTGGACGAGGTAAAATGTGTAAGATGCAAGAAGAATCTTCCCCACAGCCTAAAGACACACTGCCTATCGCTCATCAGACATCAGAAAACAACCAGGAAGGCATCCCTCTTATACCATTAAGCGCAATGGCAGGAGCATTTACAGAGGAAACCGCTGTCATGGAGTTTGAATGTGAACGATATGTGATACCTGCCTTCAAAGGTGCAGACTTTTTGATACAGGTAAAGGGAGATTCCATGCAGCCAACATATTATTCCGGGGATCTTGTAGCTTGCCAACGGGTTACGTTAAACGACATATTCTTCCAATGGAACAAAGCCTACGTTTTAGATACAAAGCAAGGGCCACTCATTAAGCGTATCATGCCCGGATCTGACGAGAATCACATAAGAATCGTCTCTGACAATACCAATTACCCACCATTCGAACTATCAAAAGACCAATTCAATGGTGTGGCACTTGTACGAGGTATTGTACGCCTTGAATAGTAAAAACATCCATCACGCACGCACATAACAAGATATTTAAGAAGATAAAACGACATAAAGCACTGTAAATAGGCATATTATCTTTTATATAATAAGGTGTAATCGGTTTATAAAATGGCATTTACCCCACGATAAAGAAAACAAAATAGCCAAAAACAAAGGTTTTACATCCAGTTACATATTTTTTTCGAGGGTCTGAAATTTGAAAAATGTAACCCTAAATGTAACCCTAAACTTTATAAAAATGTAACCCTAAAGTGTAACCCTTATTGTAACCCTAAAGCAAAATAACGACACGTTAAGGCATAAAAAAGGGGAGTGCAACGTGCCTCCCCTACTCTATTCCTACCAATCGCCCATAACAGGGCGTTTTTAGGCTGTTTCAGCCCTTATCGTCTTTGCTCTTACGGTTTCCACGTATAAGCGTAGATTGCTTGATTATAGCGGTTTTAGTGGTCACAGTGCCGTTTCCTGACAGCCCGGCATGTAACAAATAACTCTTTTTCACTCCCACTTCTTCCTCCGTCAGCACGTCATATACGGCTGTAATACTCGCAAAATAGTAATCTCGCCGTTTTCCTATCAAATGAACATGTATAACTTTTGCCATTTACTTTATAATTTATACCGCAAATATACCAAATAATCATTATATGGAATAATTTTATATATTGCTTTATTAGAAACACCATAAAAAAACAGCCGAATCACGGCTGCCGCAACATCATTCAATACCCCCTCATATTCCCCCATTAATCAAAGAGCATGTAAAGCAAACACTTCAATGTAAGCCTCAGTGTAAAGCCCGGTGTAAGCCAAACGTAAAGCGATGTAAACGCTTCGTTTTTATATGCCCTTTGCGACATTCTCCCGTAACCCTTTGGTTTCAAATAGGTTTACCCATTTTTTCCACCAACCACATTATGCCCTATCGTTTTATGCCCCATATGTACCTCGTTCTATACCAAGCAATTCCTTTAATGCTCCATCAAAACCTGAAAGATAGTTACGAAAATCATCTTCAAAAGTCTTGTCATTGTTACAGATGTCCGACAGAGTCTTACCGTCTTTAACAATATACTCATTATATCCACATTCTCTATCCCTAAAGGCTTCGACAAATTCATCAAGATTGTCTTCACGATTCAATCCTTCAGTCTCTATGATGTCAGCAATTTCATTACGCATGCGTCCTTCGAGCATAATCAATGCAAAGAACGGCATCATATATTTAGGGAAATCGCTTTGCTTGATTCCCGTAGCAATAAGGAGGTCTGCACAAGACCATATATCAGATTCGTACGATAGAATATCTTTCATTATTTAATCTTTATTACCGCCATTTATCAGTTGGCGAGGATCCACATTTAAAAGTTCTGCAATTCTAACCAGCATATCAAGTGATGGTTGCATCTTGTTGGAGCACCAACGAGAAACGGTAGCTTCATTTTTACCAACTTGTTCAGCCAACCATTTTCCTGTTTTACCATTCTCAACCAAAACCTCTTTTAATCTATTGATTTTTTGAGATTTCATATGCCTAAATTTGTCTATTAATTATAATAGTTTGACTTATAGTGCAAATTTAGCAATAATGCTTAATTCATCGGTCTGTTTTTTTAAAAAAGCACATTAAATATGCCAAAAAACCAAACGCATTCATTATCTTTGTTATCTATGATTATTATTACATAAACATTCAACCTAAAACAGCATAAGTTATGCAAATACGTTATTCTAAGATCTTTATAATTCAAAATGATATTCCTTCTGCTAATGAAGCTGTATTTGATAGGACAGAAAATGTTCGTGAATATATTGAAGCTATTACAACAGAGTTAACTAATAATTCTGTTACTCGTCAATATTGCTTTGACGAACAATATGAAACAGCTTACAACGATGTAATTTTCATTATAACCAAAATTAATGCCTTATGTTCTATTCCAGACGAAGATGAACGTAAAGTTGGAATAGCAGAAGAACTCAAAAGCTACATAGAGTCACGACCTGCACACCGACTATCATCTATAGAAAAAGAATTTAATGACAATCATACTCAATTAAATCCAATACCTAAAGGTGTATTAATTATTGCTGAAACAATTAATGAGGAAGGTAGCTGTAAGATAATTCTTGCAAAAGCAGATTATGCCGAATTTATGGAAGAGCAATCTGGGGATAAGAAGTTGGGATTACCAACAAAAAAGAAGATTTATAAAGCTATATCTATAGAATATGTTTTGAACAACCATAATTACGACATATCAAATGTATTAGTATGTGATACTAGTAGTAGGGATGCTAAATATTGGTGGAAAAGTTTCTTAGAATTAAAAGAATTAAGAACCAATGAACTAAATACAATAAAAGCATACAAAGCAATAAAAGACAAAGTTATATCTCCTATTAGAAAAGAGCATAAAACAGATTTTACAAATTTGTTCAACTTAAATCTTGTTTATTTTTCGTCAAATGACAACTTTAATATAGAAGAGTATATACAAAAGATACGAGATTATATCCCAATAGATCCCAATCTTAATAAGGATTCTTTAATAAACAAATTACATAATCTTCCGGAGACAGAAAAATTCGATCGCACATTTCAAAAACAACCTACAAGTATTAGCGATAGAATGAGAAGGCAAGTTGTTCGTTTGGCAGACAACTTGGATTTATCCATAAAAGGCCAAATAGAAAATCTACAGAATGTTATTAAAGCAGATGTTGATACTCAAGGCAATAAAATGGTCGTAATATATTCTGATGAAGGTTACGAACATTTTATAAGAAACCAGCAATAATTAAATTATGAATACTTTATTTACATCTATAGTACAAAGACTTCTTATTCACCCTGTTCTAGAAGAACAAAGTAATAAGGAAACATCAATGGTGTATGAAGCCTCGTATCAATGTCAAGGATTTCAAGACCAACTACCAACAGAAAATGAAATATGTATAGAGTTAGGTGAAAGTGATATTCTATGCTTAACAATTTTAGAAGCAGAAGATATTGCTATTACATATCGTTCACATAGCCCAGAACAAACTTGGGAAAATTTCATTAGAAAATGTAACGAAATAACTTACTCTGAAGAAGTTCCATTAAGTTTAAAAATAAAGATAGAAAAAAGGCAAAATATCAATGTATTACATATATATGACTATGAATTGTTTTACCAGGATCTGTTAACCAAACAATTAAAACAGTTTTTGGAGATATGGAATGTCAGAATGCAGTCCAACATTATGGTCTTTGTTCACTCTGACGAGTTTGTACCTTGGCATACTCCAACTATATACTTTCAGAAATCATCAGAAAATTCAGAAATAATAGAACATAATTATGATCGGTCACTTATATATGACAGAACCAATCGGTTAGTATATAGTGAGTTTGCATATAGGAACATTCTACCTTTAGATTTTGAATTGTCATCTTTTGATAATATTTCAGACCCTATTGCAAAATTATTTGCTATAGCATATTTTTATTATACACTTTCAAGCATATTTGATTTCAGTTCTTTTGCCGATAATCATATCAAATACAAAATCAATGGATTCAAAACTCGTGAATTCACGGTGCCTATCAATCTTGTCGATTTACAAATAAATATTCCCAATGTCAAGATATTAAGTGAAATCTATAATTGGATTTATTTAGAGGGTAATACCTATGACAAAATGGTTATAGCACGAAATATTATTTCTATCAATCTTATTGATGGAGAATCGATTAACTTTACAAACTCTACATTTAGTGCTATTCAATCCAATTTTAGATATTACTCAAAAGAAAATGTAAAAAATTTTATAACTCTACGAAATGAGATTTCAAAAATCCTACTTGATCAAGAGAATAAAATAGCTTCTTTCGTATCTGATTTCGCATCTGATTTCAAGAAAAGTATTCTTCCTTCTATTACTTTCTTTATATCAGTCATAGCTATACGGGCTATATCACATCAAGAAATATTTGACGGATTTTCACCCAATATTATGAAAATCTCGATTCTATTAGTTGTTCTTTCATTTATCAATTTACTATATTCATTGTTTTTTGAGCTAAATAGAAAGTTACACTATTCACAACAACAAATAAAGGATATAAAAGAAAGATATAGCAAACTTTTAACCGAAGAAGAAATTGCAGATATATTTCATGAAGGAGATAACTGCAAAAAAAGAAATTGTTTTATTTTTGCTCGTAAGCAACGTCGTTATAGCGTTTGCATGTGGGTTGTATGTATTCTTTTAATGTCTGCTTTTCTTTGTTGGATAGGCTTAGATCGAGATTTAAAAAAAACAGAAACAAATGAACACAACATTGAATATGTAGATTCTGTCAAGCGCGTATCACCAATTATTGATAATGCACAAGTTGATACTACTTGCAATACATTAAAAAAAGATACAAACTCTTTTAAACAATGATTCCTAGAATAAAATTCTACATACTCTTTTTCAGAACAAAGCAAATCTCTGGTAATGCAATATCGAAAAAATGACTTCTCTATATAAAAGATACATCAAAGATATTCTGATACTTATCATCAGAAGACAACTTCAATAGAGTTAAATTGAATTTAATATTGATTAGACAATGAAAAAAACAGGGAAGATACAATATAAGCACGTTATAAAAAGGCAGAAAAGTGTGACCTTGAGTACGATTAAAGCACAAATAAGCAAATCAATTAAGGAAACTAATAGAAAAAGATTTGCAATGATTGAAGATAAAGAAAGGTACGCTTGTGTTGAAGCTAACGAAATTTTGTATGCAGAAGGAGATGACAAAACTGCAGTTGTCTATGTGTCTGAGCAAAGGACTTTCCCTTTAAGCGTTCCAATCAAAAAAGCAATAAAACAACTAATGTCACTAAATAAGATGGTTACTATTAGCGAGAATTGTATTGTAAATGCAAACCATATAAGTGAATTAGGAGAAAATTATGTCGTAGTTAATGGTAAAAAATTGAAATTAGACCAAGATAGATTGAAGGATATACAAAATGAAGTTTGTATTATTAACATTTATATAAATTGTTAATCTTGTATCTGTTGTTTCACGAGATTTTTCTCGGTATATTATTTGTTATGATAGAGGATTTCACTATCTTTGATTGTGAAATAAGTGTTCTTTTAATTTATGCAAAAGTAGGTGATTTGAAGAAGTCTACTCGTTTCTAAACCGTTACCTTGCATATTCCGGCGGATACCCGTTCAGCATTTCCGGTGATATCCGTTCAGTCCCCAGTTAGTATTCAGTGTTGTTGGCAAAGTTAATACTTCTTTCTTAGGCTCTCTCCTTTAAGGTCAAATTTTATTGCCTTATGCACGATTCTGTCCAGACAGGCTTCCGCAATGAGCTCGCTTTGGAAC